GTGCGATTTCATCACACCAAATCGTATAAAGTCTGCGATTTCATCCGAGCAAAATTTCCCCGCGGTCCAAGACCACGAGTACAAAACTCTTGATTCAATCTTAGACCACGATTTCGTGGAGTAATCTCATCGAAGGATAATGAGCGAGCCGACCGCATCGACCTCTTTATATACAATCCAGGTAAAACCTGGTTCCTTCCAACATGCAATTCATACATCAAATAAAGATATACAAAATACAAACACTCTGTCTTCATGGTGATTGGGAGATTTTCCAATTCTTAAACACCTCAATTTTACTCTGTTGTCATGGCGATAGGGAGATTTAACCTATACTTAAACGCCTCAAATTCACTATGTCTTCACGGTGGTGGGTAGATTTCCCCACTCTTAAACACCTCAAGGATCCGCCTACGCGGGTGTGGGCACCACGGTGGCATAATCCAGCGTGGGACAGCACAGCCAAAAGAGACATGTGAAGTCCGGTGCCGCAGCCACTTGTGTTTGCACTGTGATGTACCTGTTGGCCTCTGAGCCAGTCGCCTTGGACAGTGTGAGCTGCAACATTGCACCCTGTCTGTCGGTTCCATCAGCACTGTTACCACTCGGAATGCTTGCAGGCGCAACCAGTGTGAAGTTGGAGTACTTCAAGTCCGGTAGCTGGAACGAGATGCTTCCATTGGTGTCAGTGTGTGTTATCGCCATACCAGCCAGGCCATCCGCAAGATACTGACCCCTACCACCAAATCTCAATTGACTCGAGTAGGTTGAAGCGGGCCAGAACTGGGAAGAGACCGTTCCGAGTGTGTCATCAGTACTCGCAGGTGTGGTAATACGTGCGACTCGTGCATCTGTGACCTTGCCATACAGGTCCGTTTGCGGCGTCACCACATAGTTCATCCCACCCCGGCACCCCACGAACATGTTAGCCACGTAGGATACATGCGGCATAGTGTTGAAGGCGAACGGTGCAGTCCCGGACGCGGCGACGATGCGATTGGCGAGACTTGTTGTTGGGCCCGCTCCATTGTACCCTGGCGTATATGGCAAAATCCGATACACTCGCTTAAACACGGCCCTCACTTCATTTGTGAAATTCGGTATGGGTACTGTGTCCAGTGTGTGATAGCGGTGTAACAGACATCTGAGAGAATTGATCTGCTCGCCATAGTTCTGTGCATAGCGCTCCGAATGCGGCGCAGCTTTAGTACCAAGGACATGTCGCGTCGGTGTGATACTTGTTAGCTCCTCGCCCTGTAGCGCAAAGAAAGATGGGACCTCGTTGGTTGTCTCTCCCCCAATGTGATCATCGGGATTCGCAAACTCAAAATCATCCCCACCCTTCGTGAACACCAAAATTCGGATAGAACCCGTCGTCGGTGCGGTGAGAGTTGTCAAGACACGAATCGTGAGTAGACCGTTATCGAGCAGGTCACGCCGCGTCAGCGCTCCCGAAGCACTCCAATTTGTGGTCAGCGTTTTGTCGACGTTCAGCCATGGGTACGCTTGGTGGTATGGTACCTCAATCTCGATATCATCTTCTTCGCCAATGTCCACAATCTTGGTGTACACAGAGTTGACATCTGGATTGGTCGTCGCAATGTTGCCCACTGGGTCGTATGAGATCTTCAAACGCCCTTTGTGGAATTTGGTGGCGACAACTTTGATACGGAACACCAATGAACCCCGCCAGTTGTAGAACATCTGGCCCACATACGACAGCGGAGTGTGGTACACACGTGTCCCAACTGTGACGCTAGCGGTATTGTTTACTGCAACCTGCTGGAACAGTGAGGGTGTCACACGATTTACCCAGAGCAAAGTGTCAACGGCAGTGGCTGTGTTCCAACTCGTGGCCCCTAGAAAAGACTCCTTCGATTTTATGTATGGCAAGGACAGCTCATCCTGAGCCTTGAGTCCATGCAACGTTGGATCTATGGAGAGTTCCTGTTTAGGGTCGAGGGAGAACTTCTGTACTGCAGTGCCGATGTTCGACGAAGCCAGCATAGGCGCGTTCATAGGCATCATACCGTGCACATCCGCGATGACAGGCACGTTCGTGTAGCCAAAGATTTTTGCGATATTGCCGACAGCAGTCGCTCCAATAGCTGTAGCACGTGCGAACGGACCAATATACGGAATGGTTGTCAACATGGAAGCAATTGATGCCACAGCACTCGCTGGTTTGGAGACAACACCCTGTGGTTCATCGTACTCATCACCTTGCAGCGCCAGGGCTGACGTCGAACACATCAACTCCACTTCGGTCATCCACGCAAACACTTGAACTGTGACTGCTGTGGTCCCACCCGATACAGCAACGATGAGCGGGGCGTAGACTTCAAAGTTCAATGTGCCAAACCCAGTGACGATGCCAGCGTTGGTCAGCTCCAGCCAGTTCTTGTTATAGAAAAACGGAAGCTCCATCTGCCCTCCCGCGTTGGCGGCAGGCGTTATGTAAAAACCTGGCTGTTGCGACAGTGGGACAAGTGTGGGTTCTTCAGAACCGCTCGGTGGATCTCGAATCTTTGGTCCCGTGAAGCCCAACAGTGGTGTATAGCAGACTCGCACAAGACCGGCTTGAAAGGGGGTTCCATTCACCATGACCTTCACATGCATTTTCCCTCGAATAAACGCGTAATTGTCGATCTTTTTCCTTATGTTCGCGTTGTTGAGAAACAGGAACCAAGGTGCGATGACACCCAACGTACCAAGAGGTGTGCTCGTGTTCCACGTAAATGTGGCAATTTGTGTGGGTCGTGATAGGAAAGCCCCAAGCTGCAGATCATCTGTTCCATCGATCTTGGCGACAGCACTGACAGACGAACCAGCCATGATGATCTCCCCCTCGGCATTGTCGATGAAGGTCACATTTTGACTGGTGGTCTCCAGGTGGGCTGCAGACGAAGATTCACCACCAACGTGGTCCATCTCTTCAGCCTGCAATTGAAAAAGAGTCTTATTACTCTGTGCACACGTGCTCTTATACGTATACACAGGAGTGGTATTTCCGGTAACCACTCCAACACTTTCTTTCTGATTTTCTGTGTTGCCTGACTATGAATTCAAGGTGACGGACCTGCCAAGGCCCACACCCGGGATCGGGACATCTTTGAACTCCTGTGACGCCTGCCTAAACCTCTGACAGAGGGTGTCCCAATCGGGCAGGGTCGAGTCCTCCACATATAGTGAATAGGGTTGCTCTGCAAGAACCCGTTGAAAGAATGAGCGCCGTTCATTGAACAACGTGCGCCCGTGGAAGAAATACTCGGAATTGGCTGCGCTCATCACTGCAACCATCTGGGCATACTTGTCGATTGTGCGGGACGGAACCCACACGGTCAGAGACTTCAACAGAGATTCTTCTTCCAGTGGTGCGGCGTAGGCTCCCAGCTCGGGTTCCCAACGCCACGTGCGTTTCAAGAAGGAACAGTCTGCAATGTCGATGAACGGCACCGACTGCGCCTGCTTGTCAGCCATCGTGTACTCCACACCGATGGTTGCCAGCTCTCTCTGAATGGCCGTGTGATTGAACCAGGGTGCGCTCGCGGACACACCCATTATGTTGTCATCACCGTACGTCAGGAGAGCCACACGCTCTTTGAAATCATCACATCCCTCTCGGCCGTCGTCACGAACGCCAGAATACGCATAACGCATGTACAAACTGTTGACGAGTGAGTTGACTATGACTGTGAGTGGTTGGCCCGAAGGATTGGTCCCAAAGAACTCGATGATGTCGCCTTTGATCGAGACGAGTGGAAAGGCCACATCGTGAGCAATGCACTCAATGGTCCTCAAGTCTTCCTCCGTGTGGCCTGCCGCTGCATGGACATTGATGATCACCCGAAACGCTGCCAGGATGAAGGGGGCCACCATGCGCTTGTCGAACTTGCCGTAGTCTCCAGCCACCATTCGTCCTGTTCCGAACTGCGTCAAGTACTGGTGAAAGTGGGTCCACTCAATTGACTGAGTGACGGTGCCTGGACCAGCCTCGAAGACGAACTTGTTCTGCTGCAGGAGGCGAACGAAGGACAGAAGATATTTGCGCATGACCACACTAAAGTCCACCGGAGCACCGGTAAACACGCGTGTTTTCTTTGCCTCGATTTTCGCCTCGGTGACAGCCTCGTCCTTGAGGTGCGCACTGTACACAGGGTATGCACGACGCCCCTCACTGTAGCACTGTTCGATTGCTCGGATGCGAGCCCACACTTCGTCGTCAAAGGTGACAGCGTCCGGTTGCTCTTCCGTTGGGGAGGGACGAATGAAGGCGCGCTTGGTTTTGTTCCATGGAAAGCCCATCGAGGTCGACATGTTCATACGATCTATGTACTTCACACCCGCAACTCCATTCACTGCAGCATGGTCGGACAAGATCACGAGTTCACGCTTCCACGCTTCTCCGTGCACGTTCGCAAGGCCCTGCAGAATGTCACGCGTAAAACTGTCCACACAACGCGCGAGACGCTGCTGATCAATGTCTAGGTGAGGTTGCACCATCTCTTTGACATTGTTGTAGATCGGTTCCCAACCGCTCATGACAGGAGGACCGTGTTTGACTGTGTACTGCAATTCTGCACAAACCACAGCCTGCAACGGTGTTTCTGTGACGCGAGAGCGTGCCTTCGGTAGAGCACCTGGCAACATTCCGTACACATTCGCGACACCATGCTTGAGAAAGCGCGTGATACTCTTGGCATGTGGTGGTAACAAGGTCGGCTCCTCTCCGTTAAGAGAGAACATTGGCTGTCCACCACCCGACACACAGGTTTTACCCAGAAGCTTATTCAGCTGTTCTGGAGTAACTCGCGGGAAACCTGCAGTCGTACCACGTCCAATGGTGTGGAATCCAACAATGACCGGACCCATAGGCGTCATGGCGACTCCAAGGGAGCCACACAATCCAACCCGAGTAGGTTCATTTCCCACACCAAGGTAAACGTCCATGTTTCGCCCAAGTGCTTCAATCCGCATGTTCTCGTACATCGCGCACTTGAACAGATCAGTGTACACGACACCTCCATCATTTTCTCGGCGAACACTCACCATGTGCGTGAACGGGATGTGGGTTTTGTTCCAGAACTTTGTGATGTCCTTCCGTGGCGGAACGCCTGCAATCTCCAACGAGACCAGGTCCACCTCATCCAGTTGGACCAACTCGTCAGTGTGAAACGTCACCGTGACGTTGGATGAAAGCCCACCACCGTCACTGGACACGAACAGAGTCAGACTGTAACCCCCTTCGACCCTACAACAGTGCTTGTTCCACACTAGTCGTTGGCCCCTGATGAAAACAGCTTTCGTACGAAAACGGGAAACACCACATTGTGAAACAAGTTCGATCATGACACAGTTTGCGGCAAACATGTCTCGGACTTGAGCAGCAGTTGCATTCACGAGTGACTGACTTGCGAGTGGCAGGTCAAACCGTGACAACTCCACAGTGTTCTTATACCACACATTTTCCGATTCAGATTTTGC